ATGCTGTTACATCTTCTGAAAAATCAAATGGTGTAAAATATTCTACATAACGTCTTACAGCTCCGTTTATCCATCTTTGAACAATAACCCAAACTTGATCTTCATCGGTATCGCCATCAATTACAGCAACACTTTCTACTTTAGCATGAGTTAAAATATTATCCGTTTGTTCTGAAGTATGAGCTGAAGTTAAACTAACAACTGTAGATAAAGTTTTATCTGAATACAGTTTAAATTGGTTGTTATCAATTTTTTCAATATAATATTTTGTATTTTCCGATAAACCACCAATAGCAGTACCCGTGTTATCGTAATAAAATATATCTCCAGTTTTAAATCCATGAGATACAGAATAAATAAAATTAGAAGAAATATTTACACCTTGATAAATAAATTGAGTTGTATCGGATCCAGGAGCCGATGTTAAATTGATAGCAGTACCAGCTGTAGCGTTGGTTGCTGTAGTTGCAAGTTTGATAGTATTACTGTCTGTTGCAATAACGTAATAAAGTGAGGAAATGTTTAATCCACCAATAACATTAGACGCAGCATAATAATAAACTGGATCGCCAGTAGATAAACCATGTGATGAAATTGTTATTGTGTTATTTGTTGTTGAAACATTTGAAGCATTGGAAGTAAAAGAAATTTTTTGTTGAATAATATTTTTAGTTGTGTCTGATTTTCCACCTAATATGTGTCTGTGCCAGGCTACGACATTTTCTAATCTATTGTAAGTTAAACCAGATAACACTCCGTCTGTTCTTGCAGCCCATACTACAGAATGTGGTTCTTGTTGGTAATCCATTTGAACTACGCCAGTTTCGGTAATATGATTTGCAAGTATAGTTAAGTCTGGCGCAACATAACCATCAGTATCAAAATTATAAGCAAGTTCTCTAATTTTTCTTTTAGCTCTTTGTAAAAAGATAGTGGCGTTACCAATAGATAAAGCATCAACACCCGCTGAACCATAGTTAGATTGTTTTATAATAGAAATATTTGTAGGAGTAATTGCAGATGCGTTTCCAGATGATACAGAATATTCTCCACCCGTTGTCATTACAATTAAAGTTCTTGTAGCTTTCATTGCTTTAATTGCATTAACTTGATTTGATGCGATTGTATAAATCATGGCATCATCATCGTTAGTTCCAGCAGACATATTTTCATAGTCTCCAGATTTTGAAAAAAATATAGTTTGTGGTTGATCGTTAGTTGCAGCAAATACTAAACGCTGTTCAAAGAAAGAAACTGAAGATGGAAAACCAGTAGTGTCAGAAAATGATCCTAATTGGAAAGTTGCTGTGGCATCGGTATTAGCAAAAGCATCTGTGATTGTGCAGACTACAACAGTTGAGTTAGTTCGTGCTGTGATTTTTGCTTCGCCACCATTAAATTTTATTATTCTACCAACATCTGTTGTTAGCCAGCCTTGATCGTTGTTTATGCCAGTAGTAGAACTAGCAGTTATATTTACACCCGTTCCCGTACCAGCGGATGCTGGCGTTAAAGTGGTTGCTGTTGTGTTGGTATCCATGTATGGCCCGTTGGTTCCAAAATCTACTTCTGTAAGCGACCAGGATGTATGTCCAGTTCTGGATAGTTTCATCGGTTCGTGATCGGGATGGCAGATGTACATCACGTCAGCAGATTGCGCAAATTTTAAATCAAACAGTTGTGCAGTAGTATATTCAGTTGTAATTTGATAAATTCTATTTGCTACTCCAGCAGATGAGTAAGTAGTGTAAGCAGATGAATTAACATTGTTACCATCAACGTCTTGTAACTCAAATGTATTTGTAGTTTTGTTGGCAACTTTAAAAGTTTTGTTATTTACTTCTGTCATTCCTACAACACTAGAAATATTTACATAATCTCCGTTAGAATAACCATGTGAACTAGATGTAACCACAGCTGGATTAGCTTTAGTTATTGCTGTTATAGTTTTATTACTTTCAACTATTTGGCCACTATCTTTAAAAAATCTGATATAATTGTTGCCGAATTCTAAAATGTAAGTTTGTTCAGTTGAGAAAGTAAATGGTATTAATCTTGTGCTATTTGCAGATGTTTTTATTTCAGATACAAAATAAGATCCTGGCCGTCTAGTTACTGGCCCGTGGGGTAATACAACAAAGTTTTCTATATTTGTTGCGCCATTAAAATATTTGGCAAAGTCTGTTCTACCCTCCATAGAGGATGAAAGCTCCCCAGCCGTAAAGCTAGGTATGCTTAAAAGTTGTTTAGGCATAGTTAGTATCTACTGTTTATGAAATCGTCTGTTATTACTTGGTCTGTGTTTCCTAGTGTCGGATCTGTATTGTATCCTTCGCTAGCGTCTGTATGTTTTGCTTCTGATAATTTTGCTTGGTATTTATCTGTCATTAACTTTGTAACTTGTAAGTTTGAAGTTATGGCATAAGAAATATCTTGTGCTAAATGAGCTGATATTGTTTCTCTTAACAAAACATCTAATTGATTAACATCTGTTATCTGTGCTAAGTAAATTAAAAAAACATCAGCTTCATTTATTAATAATTTTCTTCCTTCAATTTTATAATCTGCATCGTAATCTTTAATTTGTAATACACGCAAACAATCTGAAGGTAATGTATATTGATATGTAAAACCCCAGGCTGGAGTATCTGTATCTTGCGCTAATTGAACTCTTTTAATTAAGCAATTCCATGGATGAGATCTAAATACTGCATCTCTTACTGTTTCATATCTTTCGTTGCATAATCTTGCATTTTTAGAATTTTCAGTAAGAGCTGTTATAGAACTAGCTCCTAGTTGATTTAATGCTGAGTTACAAATTTGAATTACGGATGCCATTTATTATGCCTTTGCTGTTTTAGCAGCTCGTCTAAAGTTTGCTGCTGTTGGTGCGCCTTTACTTCCAGGCTTTCTCATTTTTTCTTTACTACCCGCTTTAATTCTAGCTCTTTTTGCGTGAATGTTTGCGTATAATCCAGTTTTAGCCATGTTATTCCTTTCTTATATATTTACGTCTTAACTTTCTTGGTGTAACCAAAGCAAATATTTCAGCTTCAGTTAATTCTTGTTTAGTATCAAAACCATAATGGTTTTTGCTATCATGTTTAAATCGATCAACTAAAACATATCTATAAATATGATTGCCACTCTTAAAGTGTAATACCAGTTTTGGTTTATCGATTTTTTTTGTCATTGCATCCTAGGCGGGTTCCACTCTCGCTTTCCCCGCCTAAAATTTTTATTGTATTAATTTACAACGTATGAAATGTTCCAAGACATAGTACCAGCAGTACCACCCGCAGCAGCCATAGTAGCCGCTATGTAGTAGTATCCTCCTGGATCAGAGCTGTCTCCAGCTAATTCCCACATCTTTTTACCAGCTGTATCAATATCAGCAGCTTCAAAACGAACATCTGCCATTGCGCCAGCATCAGCTACCGCAGTTGCAAATACATCTTCGTCTTTAACTACTCCAGCTGAAGTGTATATCCCTACATTGAAAGTACACGATCCGCCAAAAGTGTCTGAACCAATGAATAAACTTGGTACAGCAGCATTTGATGGAATAGGTGCTAACATAACAATATCGTCATCGTCACTATCGCCAGATGCTAATTCTACTGTTCCATGAGCTGTTCTTAGAACACCATGTAATTCAGCAGAGTTGTTAGCAACTGAAGGAGACGCTTCGAAATTTGCTACTAAGTCAGTATTTTTAGTTCCCATATTTCTATCCTCCTATTATGCTTCGTGACAAGGAATTTGAACAACTTTCTTTTCTTCCATTCTGACAGCACCTAAAGACATACAGTAGTAAACTTGCGTACTGTAAGACTTGTCGGCTCTTTCAGAAATTTTTGCAGAAATATCCTTACCGATACCTAATTTAATAGCATCTTCAGTATATGCAAAAACTAATCTGTCAGTAGTGTTAGTTGCATCCTTGTTCAGTCTTGTTGACATTATAAACTCAAATCCTAGGAATGAATTTACTTCTCCAGTTGATAAAGCTCTAACTGTATTGAAGTCAGCACTTGTAACTGAAGTTGTACCTAATAGATCTGATATTTGTTGTGGCCCACAAACAATGTATCTCTTTAAAGAAGGATCTACATCGTTATCATCTAAGATTTTCTTCGCAGACAAAAGTTTAGCAATAGTCAAACCATCTGATTGGTCTGAAGTTGCAGTTTTTTGACTTGAAGGTAAAGCTGTAGATGAACCACCAGCTACACCAGTTGATGCAGATGCGTTGAATGCTGTAATAATAACATCATCCATTGCTCTATTCATCGCTGCTGCCGCTGCTTTAGCGTAAGAACTTGTAGGATCTACAAGCATTCTAACTTTGTCAACATCGTCAACTAAGTCAGCCCACTCGTAATCTGCCAAGCTCAATCTTCTTCTGCTATGCGGAGTATCGATCTGTGGAGTATCGCCATGTCTGCTCGTTCTTAATTGAGCAGCAGTAACGCCTACTTGATCGAAAAAGGCATTTTTGCCATTAATGTTTTCCACATCAACAGAACCTCTAAGTTTACTTCCCATTTGTTGAGAAAGCATAGATACGTTAGAACTATACTGTTCAACAAAAGAAGTAGTAATTTGAATAGACATACTATTCTCCTCTTGGTTATGTTTATGTTTAAGTTAAACGGCTGATTATCCTTGCGGGTCGAAACCTGGCTTTTACATCTTTTAGATGTTAGTCTTTCCTAATGTCTTTCGGGGTCTTGCGATTATCCCGATATTTCAGCTATACTTGATTTTTTTTTTCTCGTAAAGCCAAAACTTCTTCGACAGCTGCTCTATGATTAGGATGGTGTTTATCCCAATAAGCAGATCCAACTTGCGTTAGTTGTCCAATTTCTTTTTCTATTTGAGCTGGTGTTTGGTAAATTGGCCCAGAAGATTGCGTAATACTATCTTCTCCCATTTTACTTGCTAGCTCTGCAAATGCTTTTATCATAACTGGATGATCTCCAAGTTTAGTTCCATCTGCTAAATTAGTATCAAACAATGCGCTAGCTCCTACACTTTTTGCAAGATTAGAAGCCTGGCTAATTTTCTGTGGATATGCCTGGCCCCATTCTTGTTTTAATTCTTTGGTACTGTTTTCTCTTGCAGCTACAGCTATGCTTTCTTGATCTTGTTGTATTTTTGACATTGCATCATTATAAAATTTAACAACACCATTTGCTTGACCAGGAAGTAATCCAAGTTTATGCGCTTGATCTGAAAAACTTTTAAGAGCTTCACTATCTAAATTTTGATCTTCTGGTAAATCGTATTTATATCCAGATGGATCATCGGGTCTGCCAAGTCTTTCGTAAACTGCATCCCAATCTTTTTCTGTCGCAAATTTATTAGGTACTGGAATTTTATCTGCACCCACTAATTTTTGTGCATGAACATAAGACTTTGCCAAACCTTCTATATCTTTAATATTTTCTAAAGATTTATCAGATCTTATTTCTTCTGATAAACTGGCTTTCCAATCCGTTGCTACTGTTTCTGCCGTTAATGTTGTATCGTTTGTTGGTGTTTCCGCAGACACTTGACTTGTAGGTTCAACTGCTACCTGGTTTGTTTCACTACTCATTTATCCTCCGTTGGTTTTTTATTGAGCATATTATTAATAAACAAGATTACAAATCTTGTTCCTTCTAAAAATGCGCTTTCATGGCTATCGCCTTTAATGTGCGTAGTATTATAAAAGCTACATCTTTTTTTTAGATCTTCTAAAACCTTTTCTCCAGCTTCAGAACTAAAAGTTTGTTTATAAGCAAGTTCTATTTCTTTAAGATCCTTATTGTTCATTTAATACCTTTAAAGCTGGAGCTACTTTTCCAGCACTTTCCGCCACTTGTTGAGCTTGTTGTAATTGCATTTGTTCCATTTCTGCTTGTTGTTTTTGTTGTTGCATTTGTTGTACTTCAGCTTTTGATCTCATAATTTTAGCTGGCAATCCTAATACTTCCTGGATGTGTCCAACTAATCCATCAATATCTATGTAATCAAAAACGGGAGCAATATTTTGCATTGAACCAAATATTTCTATTCCTCTCATAACTGAAGATAGCTCCTGGCTCTTTTGTGCTTTTGCTAATGGAGATACATATTCAATTTCTACATCTTGATCTCCAATTTCTTCTGGTACTGGAGGAAGTTTATTATTTTTAAATAATAAATTAAATGATCTAGTAATTAATGGCTGCAATAATTCAGATTGTAATCTGCCTAACACGGGGCCAAGTAATCTCATTTTTTCTTCAGTTCTTTGTAAAACTTCTGTAGCTGTCATGTTTTGATTTCCAGTTGTCATTAACTGATCTACAAAAAAGTTTTCTCTAATAGCTTTTCTTCTTTGATCTTCCATATTCAAACCAAGAGGATTGTTTGATCCTATTTGTAATGGTTCAATTCTTTCTCTAGTTCCAGATCTATAAAAATTTAATCCTCCAGGTACAGTTCTTATTGGTAAAATAAAACCATCATCTGGAACCATTAAAGGTGGATCTATTTGTTTTTGAGCTGCTTTGATAGTTGTCTTAGACATTGTGTTTAACATTTTAGTATCAGGCAGCGCATTCATCGCTGGCGATCTTCCGTACACTTCGTTAGATGAAGATTTTAAATATCTAGGTACAACATAAGGAAATTCTTTAAATCCACTTTCTCTTAATAAAGTTCCAGTTTTTTCGTGGACATGACAAGAAACATAATCCATATTTTTTGCATTGTCATAACCCATTGGTTTATCACTTGGATAAACAGAATGAATTATTGTTGTGTCATCAAAAGGGAATTTTTCTATATCTGTTTGAATTGCTCTTGGTAGATTTGCATCAGCATATAAAGCTGGAATGTTTTTATTCTTGATTTGAAATTTTCTAGTTAAACTATCAACTAAACCTTTTTCATTTTCTGTAATAAATATTTCTGAAATATGTAAAGTTTTAAATCTTAAATCATCTTTAACATCGTCTGTAATAAACATAGCAGACGTACCAAATGCTAACAGCTCATGGTACAATTCAAATATTTCTTGTTGGAAGTTTGATCTTGAAAATACTTGCTGCATAATTTTTGCGCAGCTTTCTAACCATTCGTTTGCAACATCGTTGTCAAACATCATTTGGTTTCTAAATTTTAAAATAAACCATGGAGAAACAGTATTAGTCAACATACCATTTAAAGATGAAGATAATAATTCTAAAGCATGAGTAGCTGTACCATCGAATATTTGATCGTGTCTC